TACACACCTGAGCAGATGCTTGAGAGTGCCGAGACACTTGATTGCCAAGGATCACCATTCAAAACATACGCCGCACAACTACGCCAAGGCGCTGCCGCAGTCCGCGCAGCAGAGGCGGGGAAGGTGTTAAGGGAAAAGATCGAGGCCGAATTGGAAGGCGATGACAGCGAAGAAGCGTTGTTATTGATCGACCAAGCCGCCAAGATTTATGACGCAGCGATCAAGGAGACAAAATGATCGTTTCTCTCCCGATCCATAAATACGTCTGGGTTGACTCCAGCTTTATCCGCACTGATGCGGAAGGCTTTGAGCCAGCGGTGTGGTTCGGGCTGGTCAGCCAGTATGGCCGCACCTGGGGGCTGAACGTCATGCTGGAGTGCGGTGCTATCTACCGCAGCCTCCCGCCGCACGCCATCGCGTTCTGCAAAGACGCACCACCGTGGCAAGTCAAAGACGCGCAGTTATGGGACTGTTACGCCGACAAGTTCCAGCTGCACGAGTACAGTTATCTGAAAGAAATGACGGTCAGAACAAAAGACCACAGCGGCACATATCTATTCACCGCCGCGTTCACAGACGATGGCTTCACCCGCGCACCAGAGCAGCAAAAAGAGTTCTCGTTCATCGAGCTAGACAATGGACGCCTGACGATCCAGCCAACCAACCGCACGCTGTTCGAGGACAGATCGTTCACAATAGACACCGGCACGCCGAAAGATTTGGTGACGCAGACAGAAGTGTGGAGTTGCGAGTGATCAAACCTTGCGCCACTCCTTGATCCCCGCCGCTTTAATCAATCTGCGCTGTTGCAGCTTGTCCATCGTCCTGCGCCATACCCGACGCAAGAACTCTGCAAAGAAGCGGGAAAAGCAACAAAGTTTGGAATAACGTGGGATTGCATTGGCGTTCCGAAATTGGAGGGTAAGCCGTGACCGACAGCACCATCCCGCGCACGGCAACCGCAAAAGAACTCAAGTTATACCGTGTGCAAATGGAGCATGTTGCATTGGCAAAACTATGTCCGCTGAAAGTAAAGGAGCATTGCATGGGAAGGTTATGTATGGGCTGGCGTGGTCAACGATGCAGGCGTGGTGCAGGGAACGCAGTATTATGGTTATAGGGTGGGCTAGCAGTTCTATGGTTACTAAGAGTTCAACTTGTCCGCTGTGCAAAACGCCGATTACGGCTGGTGTGACGATTGACCTGACCACTGGTACGATTGTGACCAAGACAGGGACGATCAAGATGCAGCCGCGAGCCGCCGAGGTTTTGTATTTGTTGTGGGAGGCTTGGCCGCATGAGGTGAGTCGGGAGCGGCTTTGTTATCGGATGGACCCGCAAGGTAATTTTAACAACGGCGCGTTGAAGGTTCATGTGAGTGTTTTGCGAAGGGCGTTGTTGCCTCACGGGATCGACATTAGCCGCTTTGCGAGAGAGGGGTATCGTTTGGAGATGGGGGAACATTTATGAGCAAGGATGAGGCGTATCAGATTTACGCGAAATGGCGGAAGTCAACAGCGGCTGGTTCAAAGTATAGCTTTGAGTGGTGCGCGTGGTTTCGGCAACATGGTTCGTGGTGTCGGATGAATAAGTTCGGTGATCTTCTTGAGGTCAATGCGAACGGCGTTTGCAAGGTCACTCCAGGCAAGGGGAGGGTTTAACAATGAGTAAGAACGACAAGGAAGCTGTGTTGATTTTGTTTTTGTTTGTTGCGGCCATGATCATTGTTGGAATGCTGACTGCGCTCATGGGGGATTGGCTGTGGACTGTGTTTGGCAAGATTACCACTGGCACGCGGGCCACGATGTGGCTGGCACATTTTACGGCGTTGTTTATCAATTTTGGTGTTGTGTACTGTTTGTTGTGCCGAGCGATTGGCGACAAGCAATGGCCTTGGGAGGGCAATGAAAATGAATAAGGTGAGTGGCAAAGATACGAAGGCGATGATTCTGGATTTTCTGAGCAAGCGTCAGGACATTTGGTTGGACGAGGCGGTTCGACGGGCCGAGGCTCCTGGGATTGTTGGGATTCAGTTGAAGCGTGTGAAGGAGACTGAGGTGCGTGGGCCGGAGAGTTATCACCCGTTCAACTACGTTGGCTGGAAGTATTACGGGCAATCGTTTGCGATTGAGTTGGATTTCAACAAGAACTCCAAGCCGGTTCTGAGTCCCGAGCAGGAGGAGTGGCGTGATGAGTTTGAGCATCGTGGCGGGATTTACATTATGCCGCGTTCGATGGCGGATATTTACGAGCATCTTGGCACGCACAAGCCCGAGCCGTGGGATGAGTATTTGCAGCGTTCGACCCGCGTTGGCCCGTCAGGTGGGGGGAAGAAGTGACCGACGCAACAGAGATGGAACTGCGCGTGGCGAAGGCGATTAAAGATGCCGATATGCTTGCTAGCTCGGGGCCACTTAAAACCTATGAAGAACTAGCCCGCGCTGCGATCCGCGCCATGCGTGAACCGACTTTTGTTATGATAGACGAGGGTGCGACATGTTTAATTAATTCTGAGGAAATATGTATGAACCCAGATGATGTGTGGTCTGCCATGATCGACGCGGCCTCGCCGCCGACGATTGCCGATCTCACTGTCCGCGCACTCAGCGACAGCCTGAACGAAACCAAGTGGAGGATTGAGGAGCGGTTGGCGAATGGGGAAAAGTTATGAAAAAAAACATTTTGGACGATGTGACGAAAGACGAACTTCGCATAATGCGGGTTTTGTTTATGAGGGAGTTTAGATCAGTAGAAGTTGCGGCTGGTGTCCGCGCTTTTATTTTTGGCAAGGGCGCTGTCACCTTCGATGAAGTGATTGAAGGTGTAAAAAGCGGAAGGTTTGTGGAACATTGTGTTGAGGCCCACTTGTCCCAGGCCCGCGCTATTATCAAGGCATTGAACGAGCCGGAAGTGCCGCCGTTCGACCACAAGGTATTCAACCAAGTTTGTCATCACGATTGGAACTTTGAGAACGACACTTGCAAAAGGTGCGGTGCGAAATATAGGTGGGAGGAATGAAGTACATAGTTCCCATGAATGTTGCACTTGACGGTCTTAAACGTGAGACAATGAAAAAGTCTTTTCAAAATATTATCGAGCAAATGGGAAAAGAACCAGAATTTCGTTACACGCTTCCAGGCTGGGATAAATACGCGCTGTTCCACAAAACCATCGACACCAGTTTAGTTGTTGAGGCGGATGGCACAGCGCGGCGCATGACTGAGGCTGAGAAGGCAATCTTTGAGCCGCACCTGAAACGTAGTCTTGCTGAAACGAAAGAGTGTAAATGACCCGCAAGAAACCCAACTACAGGAACAGCCCTACGTTTGCGAACATTTTGGCACATCGCAAGGCGGCTGAGTTGAAACGGCGGACTGATGCCGCTCAAATGCTTCAGGATAATTTCTCAACTCTTATGTCCAACTGTGTGGAGAGAGACGACGAGTATTGGGCTGAACATCAGAACAAAAAAAGAGACTATGTCTAACCGCAGAATCATCGCAAAGTTCGTTGTCGAAAACGGCAAGTTGGTAAAGTACAGGCAGTTCACTAAGCACCGTAGGCTTGTCGGCAACCCATTGCCCACGGCCCGCATGTTTGACGAGTACAAAGTCGATGAGATTCTGATTTGCGATGTTGATGAGGTCGATCCGGCCATGCTGTGCGAGATCACGGACTCAATTTTTACACCCGTGACAGCGGCTGGCTCGATTAAGACGATGGAACAGGTCGATACGCTGATACGAACGGCCAAAGTTGATAAGGTTGTCCTCAAAAATGAGGACTTGGGCAACGCCGTTGCGCTGAAATATGGCCGGAAGGCTGTCGTCTGGGCTATCAATTACAATAAAAAGTGTGTACAAGATGTGCCTATCTGCGCGGGCGAGGTTTTGTTGACCTGTACGAGCCGCGATGGGATGGGGACGGGGTTTGATTTGGAGCCATTGAAGAAAAAGTGGAAGGTTCCTGTTGTTGTAAGCGGCGGGTGCGGGTCATTTTTTCATGTGAGCGAGGCTTTTAAGGCCGGAGCAGACGGGGTGGCTATCGGAAGCATGTTTTTCTTCACCGACAAGTCGCCAATTAAGCTGAGAGATTGGTTATCTGGTGGGAAGCCAGCGGTTCACTAACAAGGATAGGCAAGGATGACTGAAAAATTCACACCACTTGAACATAAGGTAGCGCGGGCCATGCTTTTCGGCCCACACTCGTCAGCCACAGCTGGTATGACGCCCAAAGAGCAGGAAATTTACTTCGCCGGACCAGTTGGTGACGTTGCATTGGAGTATGCGCGTGCTGCGATTCACGCAATTCGGCCTTTGAAGAAGGTCAAGATGAAGAAAAGAATGTATAAATGATTAAGTATGCGAAGAAGGTGCGAGTGAATGTGACGTTGCCGCCTTCGATTTTAACTAAGATCGACAAGTTCGTTGGCCCGTACCAGCGGAGTTCGTTCATTGCACGGGCTTGCTTGGAGAAGCTGACGCGGGATGAGGACGAGCGGGAAAGTAAAAGGCGTCCCGGTTGAGAAAAAGGGGAGTTATGGTACAATGAGTGAAAGTTCTCAGGTTTATCTGAGCGAGGGGCCGGTGTTCAAGTCACCTAACATTGAGATCGACGACGATTTGCCGGACGGCGTTTTGGTTGGGTTTGATGTTGAGGGCAAGAATGTTGTTTGCATTCAATTTGAGCCTAACTTTGAGTTTTTGTACGGCACGCACGCTGACGAGTTTTTTGTGAAGCGGTGGCACGTTTCGCCCGATCACGCTCGTCGGATTCAAGCCATAGCGATGTGGCACGTTGAGGATTATGAGTGTGTCGGGACTGCGTAATGGCTGCTGTTCCTCCCCCAGCAGTCGCGGCCAGTGGAGTGTGCCTGTCTCCCCCCAACTAAGACAGTGCCCGTCTCGCTCCACTGGCCGCATCGTTTAACATGAGGTTCGCATGATTGGTAAGACGTTTCATTGCCTGACTGTTGTTGATAAGTACGTCCCGCCCAAAGGGGCAAGCCTTTGGATTTGTAAGTGTAGTTGCGGCAAGGAAACCTACGCCAAGACCAATGACCTTACGGCTGGTATCAAGAAGTCGTGCGGGCATTTGCGGACTGAGAGAAACAGGAAATATATGCAGAATAAATTCCGCATGAGCCAGAACAACCACGCTCCTGGGCATAGTAACCTGTTCTCGGCGGGTACGGGGATGGATGATGCTTTGGATGATCTGGGCAACTTATGAGCATCAAGACCAACCCCGTTCAAGAATCAAACTTCGTTCGCATTTATCTCAAGACCGGCGATGCCGTTGAGGCTGTGATCCGCACCGGCCTGTTGTACGGCACGGTTGACCCGCGTGACATTGCTGACGAGATGTTGGCAAGCCAGCGGGTTCAAGAGTTGATTGCGTCGATGCAACCACAGCCGAGCAAGAAGGCGTCTGAGATCACTCGTGAAAGCATCATATCTGATTTCGAGCGCATTCATGGTGAGGCGATGGTTGAGAAGGACTTTGGCGCGGCGATTGCGGCGAAGAAGAACCAAGCGACATTGATGGGTCTTGTGCAGGAGAATGTTCAGGTGACGCACAAGATGGATGTGACGCGCATGACTGATGAGCAGATCGAGAAAATTCTTGAGAAGCGTTTGAAACAAAACGAACTGAAGATGATTGACGTTACGCCAACTCCGATTGGTTTAGGTTCTGTCAGTGTTGGAAAATAACGAGCCAGAGACAGATGTTCTTGCGCTTGAGATAAAACGCAGACGACTGGCAAGAGAAAACTTCTCAGACTTCATGGCGTATATGCACGGCACTCCACCGCCGAGGCACATGAAATTTCTGTGCGACAAACTTCAAGATAAGATGGGGCGTAAGGGCGACCGGCTTTTGGTTTGCTTTCCGCCTGGGCATGGAAAAGCCTTGGCCTTGGACACACCGATAGCCACGCCCTCTGGCTGGACAACTATGGGGCGGCTAAAAGTAGGTGATTTTGTTTTTGACGAAACAGGAACACCAACAAAGGTTGTCGGCGTGAGTCCTGTTTGGAAAGATCGTCCTGTTTATTTAGTTAAGACGCGAGATGGGGAATCTATAGTAGCGGATGCCGAACATGAGTGGTCAGTTAGGCTTGATCGAAAATATAAACATTGGTCTATTAGAACATCAAAATGGATAGCTGACAGAACAGCCAAGAGAACCAACCCCAACGATCAGCGCAGACCAATGGTTACACTTGCGGGAGCGTTAAAATTAGAACGTAAAAATTTCTCTGTTGACCCCTATGTTTTGGGGGTGTGGCTAGGTGATGGCACAAGCGCTGGCAGTCGCTTTACGTCGGCTGACCAAGAAATAATTGATAGAATTATTGGCGTTGAAGGAAATTTCAAATTTTTCGGAAACAAAGGAAATGCAATTTCATTTAGGGTCGGGCCATCCAAAAGAGAAGGCTGCTTAAATGAAGAAACGCTTGCCGGACGATTGCGCCTTTTGGGTGTTATAAATAACAAGCACATACCAGAGCAATATATGTTTGGCTCTTATGAGCAAAGATTGGCTCTGTTGCAGGGCCTTATTGATACGGATGGACACGTTCACACACACGGTCAAGTGAACTTTTCAAACACCAACAAACGCCTTGCGAAAGACGTTATGAACTTGGTGTTTACGCTTGGTGTTAAAGCATCAATGTCTGAAACTCCAGCGCGTCTTTATGGAAAAGATTGTGGAACGCATTACAGGGTGTCCTTCTATATGAAAGATTCTGCTTTCTTAAAAAGAAAAGCCGAAAGAACTAAGGACGGAAAAAAATATAACAACAGATATATTTGGGCTGAGTACGCTGGAATTGCCGATACGGTTTGCATTGAAGTTGAATCTAAGTCTCATCTTTTTTTAGCAGGGAAAACTTTACTCCCAACGCACAACAGCACGGTGTCATCGCTTTACTATCCAGCGTTCTATCTTTCAAAAAATCCAAAACACAACATTATAACTGTAAGTCACACTGAATCGTTTGCAGAACAGTGGGGGCGTAAAGTTAGAAACATTATGTTGTCGGATGAGTACAAACTTTTGTTTCCAGAAATAAAAGTTGCTGATGACAGCCGCTCGGCTGGTCGTTGGGATTTAATCAACGGCGGCTCGTACTACGCGACAGGCGTTGGTGGGACGGTGACCGGGAGGAGGGCGGACGCTGTGATCTGCGACGATCTTTTGAAAGGCATCGACGATGCTGAATCAAAACTTGTGCGCGATAATATGTGGGATTGGTGGGGGTCAGATTTATCGACGCGATTAAAGCCAAGCGGCATTATGATTATCATTGGAACGCGGTGGCATCTCGATGACATTATTGGCCGCGTTATGGCGGCTGAGAAACAAAAGGGCGGCGATAAATGGGACAAGGTTGTTCTCCCGGCCCTTGCTAAAAAAGATGACCCGCTAGGCCGCAAAGAGGGTGAGGCACTTTGGCCGGAGTGGGAAAGCGAAATCGCTTTGGCTCGACGGCGCAACCAGCCCTCGATGACAGCCCGCCAATGGGAGAGCCTGTACCAACAAAGCCCTGTGCTTGACCAGGGTAACTTGGTGAAGCGCGAGTGGATAAAGATTTGGAATCAGAAAGAGCCGCCGAAGTGTTCGTTTATTATCCAGAGTTGGGATAAGGCTATCACCGGCAAGGACAAAAGCGCGTATTCAGTGTGCCTGACGTTTGGCGTGTTCAAAGAGGATAAGACCGACATGCCTTCGGTGATCTTATTGTCCCGGTGGCGCGGGCGTGTGGACTACCCAGAACTTCGCAAGATGGCCCAACGGCTAGCTATAAATTATCTGGATGACGATTTGTTACACCCAATGGAAGGCAATCGGAAGAAGCCGCCTGACATGATTTTGATTGAGGCAAAGGCAACGGGTGAGCCGCTGATTGCCGATCTGAGGCGGGCTGGCATTTCGACCACGGCGTTCAATCCCAACAAGCACGGGGATAAGAACGCCCGATTGATGTTGGCGACTGATATTTTTGAGAATGGCCGGTTCTGGGTTCCAGGCCAGCCGCCCAACTATACGATGCCGCGTCGATGGGCCGAGGAGTATGTGAACAGCCTTTTGGCGTTTCCGGCGTCGGACTCGCGGGATGATGCGGACGCGACGAGCCAAGCGATCATTCGCCTGAAGGCGAGCGGCTGGGTTAAGAACAGCTTGGATATTGAGGAAGAACGCCCCTTCAGGGTGGGAAGCCGGAGCCAACAGGCGCTCTACGGCTAGACCCTCAATCTTGACAGATTAAAAAAACGGCCACTACCGTAGTTGCACCTTTTTTCGGCAAGTACGGCATTTAATGGCCTTAGACAGCGCCACCTTACAATCTATGGGCTTGGCCGACTTGGTTGGGAACAACCAGGGTGGCGAAAGTATTGATGTTCCCGATGATCCGATGGATTCGGAGGGCGCGGTTGTAACCCCCATGCCGGACGGCGGGGAGGAAATCGACCTTAGCCCGCAAGACGACCAAGCCGAAATCGACCATGACGATAACCTAGCCGACCACATGGAGGAGTCGGACCTTAACTCTTTGGCCGATGATATTATGGGCTGGGTTAAGGAAGATCGGGATTCCAGGGCCGATTGGGAAGGGATGCTTACCAAGGCGATGGAATACCTTGGCCTCAAGATGGAGGACAGGACGTTCCCGTTCCCAGGCGCTTCTGGGGTATTTGACCCTATTTTGCTTGAGGCTGTTATTCGGTGGCATTCTACGGCGAGTGCGGAGTTGATGCCAGCCGGTGGGCCGGTAAAGACCCAGATTATTGGGATTCCCTCACCTGAGACTGAGGCGCAAGGCTCCCGCGTGAAGGAGTTTATGAACTTCTACTTGATGGAAGGTGCGCCGGAGTGGGTTGAGCAGAACGACCAGATGCTGTTTTGGCTGCCCCTGGTTGGCTCGACATTCAAGAAAACCTACCAAGACCCGATCTTAAATCGTGTCGTTAGCCCGTTTATTCCCCCGCAAGACTTCATCGTTAACTTTAGTGCTGATGATTTAGAGACTTGTGCGCGTAAGACGCACGTTATCAGCATGTCGGTTAAAGACATGAAGATGCGTCAACTGTCGGGTTTTTACTCCGATGTTGAGTTGAAAGAGCCTGATTATAACTCTGAAACGTCATCTCCGCTTGAGGAAAAGTCGCTTTCGACGCAAGGACTTTCCAAGCCGACTGAGAACGATGAGGCTCCGTATGAATTGTACGAGTGCCATATTGATCTGAATTTGAAGGGCTTTGAGCATAAAGAGGCCGAGGACGAGAACGATACGTCACCGACTGAAACCGGCTTGCCGCTCCCGTACATTGTGACGGTTGAGACAGGCAGCAAAAAGGTTCTGTCGATTCGCCGCAATTGGAAGCGTGACGACGAAAGCTACCAGCCAATCCAGTATTTCACGCACTTCAAGTTCGTCCCTGGCCTGGGCTTCTACGGCTTGGGATACGCGCACATTTTGGGCAACACGGCCAAAGGTGCGACGAATCTTCAGCGTCAGATGAGCGATGCCGCTACGTTGGCGATGTTCCCTGGTGGGATGAAGGTCAAGGGCGTTAAGTCCGACGACAACAACTTGATGATCGGACCTTGCGAATTCAGGGAATTCGACACGGGCGGTATGCCGATTCAGCAAGCCGTTTCGACGCTGCCCTACAAGGGGCCTGATCCGATCAGCTTGGAATTGTGGAAAGAAACACGCGAGAATGGTCGTGGCCTTGGTGGCATGACTGAGATTGCGGTTGGCGAAGGCCGACAAGACGCGCCGGTTGGTACGACTGTGGCTTTGATGGAAGCTGCAAACCGCGTGCAGTCTGCGACTTTGAAGGCCGCGCACCGCGCTTATCGCCGTGAGTTCAAGTTGATTGCTCAGTTGTTTGGGCAGTTCCTGCCCGAGCAGCCGTACCCGTGGCCGGTTGCCGGTGGCCCGCATATGATTATGCGGACTGACTTTAGCGAGCAGATCGACGTTATCCCGGTTAGTGACCCGAACATCAATTCATCGACGCAGCGGATGATGCGGGCCGATGCGATTGTGACGGCGGCAACGCAAGCCCCGCAAATTCACGACATTTATCAGGCGTATCGTCAACGCTATGTTGAGATGGGCATGGATGAGAAGCGGATTGATATGATCCTTCCTCCGAATCCAAAGACTGTGCCGCTTGATCCGTTGACTGAGAACCAGAACATTCTGAACACCAAGCCTGTTGTGGCTGGTGAGGCTCAAGACCACGATTCACATATTGCATCTCATATGCCGTTGGCGAATGGGACAAGTGGTGGACCGCCGAACCCGCAAGTGCAAGCCGCTGCGATGGCTCACGTTCAAGAGCATCAAGCGTTGAAGATGCGCGTTCAAGTCCAGCAAGTTCTTGGGATGCAGTTGCCCCCGGCTGGTCAACAGTTACCGCCGCAAATTGAAAATCAGATTGCGGTGTTGGTTGCCAAGGCGATGGCTCAGATCAATCAACCGGCTGGCGCTGAACCGACTGCTGCTCAGATTGCGATGGAGCAGATCAAGGTCGAGGCTGCGAAGGTTCAAGCTGACATTGCTGATAGCAAGGCTCGGACGACGATTGCATCGTTTGAGGCCACGTTGAAATACAAGACGGCTGATAAAGACCGTGAGTTCAAGCGGGAATCCGCATTGTTGAAGTATCACACTGACGTTGCGAAAACGAAGGAACAATCACGCGCAAAGGCCCGTGAGAGGGCATTTGGCAAAAGGAGTAATTTCTAATGGACAAAATGGCTCAATGGAAAGCGTCGATCTTGGGGATTAACAAGACCGGCCATGGTGGCCCCAGCAAGGGTAAGCACCCGACACACGCGCCGATGGCGAAGTTCGCTATGGGTGGCAAGGTTGTGAAGAAGGCTGATGGCGGGAAAGTTAGCTTTGGCGCTGCGTTTGCTGCGGCAAGAAAAGCTATGGAAAACGGCAATGGTGGAAAAACCTTTACTTGGAATGGTAAGTCTTATTCAACTCGCAAAAAAGAAGAAACTCCCGCCGCATTTAAGAAAATGGATTTTGGTGGACAAAAATATATTTCAGACAAGGCCGGTTTAGATAAAGACCCAATGCTTCAACGTGCAGCCAGAGAGAGCGATCTTGCGGCCAGAGTTAAAGAAGAGTCCGATTACAACGAGAGAAATGACGCAGAAGAAAGAGCCCGAAGTGAATACCAAGGATATAAAAAAGGCGGGCAAGTCAAATCCATCAAATTTGGCTCCAAGAAAGTCCAAGCGCACGCCGATGAAGCGCAAGACAAAATCTTGTTCGGCAAAATGATGAAGGCCGAGAACAAGAAAGAGAAGATGGGTTTTGCTCTGAAAAAAGGCGGCAAAGTAAAAAAAAAGTATGCTGACGGCGGCTCAGTTCGCGCCCAAGGCAACATGAAGCGTCCGCAGTTCTCTGCAAGCAAATCATTCGACGGCGGCAACAACCGCGTTGGTCTATCGGTTGGTAAGGGCAATGTCAGGGCATCGTTATCTAAGAAGTTTGCTGACGGCGGTGCGGTTACCAAACTCGCCAACGAAGCCAGCGGCGTTATCAACGAGATGACCAAGAACCGCGTTCCGATGAAGAAGGGCGGCAAGGTTAAGAAGGCTTGCTAGATTCAATATGTCCAGAGGCAAGAAAGATCAGATGCGTGGGATGACTGTTTCAGGTGGCTACAAGCTGCCTGTGTCCCAAGGCGCTGGTCTGACTGCCAAGGGCCGAGCGTCAATCAACCGTCGCACGGGTAGTAACTTAAAAGCTCCCGCGCCGAATCCTAAGACCAAGGCTGATGCCGCTCGTAAGAAAAGTTTCTGCGCTCGATCACAAGGCTGGAACGGTGAGCGTGGAAAAGCGGCAAGACAGAGATGGGATTGCTGAGTTCTCTAACTACAAACTCTAACAAAGGAGGCTTGCATGTCACGCGCAGTTAAGAACATTCGTCGCAAAGAAGGCAAAGGAAAAGGCAAATAACTCATGAGCGCAGATTTACTGGCAAGGAATTGCGTAAAGGCTTTACGCGATTTGCGCGACGAGAAGATCAAGATGTTAAGGCGGTGTAAGCCGCGTCCTCCAACAACATTGGAGGGGGCCGTTATCCCGGCTGCAACGGCGGAAGAAGTGGCGTTTTACGCGATTGATCTGAACGCCACGATTGACGCCCTTAACAACTCAATCGACTTAATCGAGAGGGAATACAAGAAACTTACAGAGCCGGAGCAACCGGCCAGCGCCGAACCACAACAGGCAAGGAAATTCTACTGATGACTAAATCACTCGCATATGTCGAGGAGCATGAACTTGCTGAAGCCAAGGCTCTGATCGACAAACAGTTCATTGAACTTACTGGCTCGCCATTTGATTACCGAACGGCTGGCTATCTCATCACTTGCAAAATCTGGATTCGTCCAGAAGAAGCCAAAGAAATTACACGGGCTGATGGAACGAAGGCAACTCTTTGGTTGCCTGAAGTATCCCGTGAGCAAGACAAGCTAACGTCCGTTGCGGCTTTGGTCGTTGACGTTGGGCCGGACGCTTACAAGGGCGAAGATCGTCATGGCGTTCCGCGCTACCCTAACGGACCTTGGTGCAGAATCGGTGATTGGATTATGATTCCACGGCATTCGTCTTTCTTGTTCCAGTATAAGGGCGTGGCAATGGCGTCCCTGACTGATGACAAGGTGATGGGTATTCTCAAAGACCCGCGTGACGTTTCGCCAATTTATGTTGCACCCAAAATCTAACAGGCAAGCATCATGGCACAAGAACAAGCAGTTGCGGCTGAAACGCCGAAACCGGCTCCGAACTTAACCGGCAACGAGGAATTCAAAGAGGAAGTCCTTGAGGTCGATGGCGAAGAACCTGTAGAGCCGGAGCCTAAAGAGGCGGCTGAAGAACCAGCCGCCGATGACGAAGAACCAGCTAAAGAGCGCAAGCGCCGTGGCCCAAAGCGGTACTCGGCGCTGACGCATGAGCGCGATGAGGCTCGCAGCTATGCTCAACAGCTTGAGCAAGAGTTGCAGCGCGAGCGGGCCAGATCGGCTGAGTTAGACGCTAAGGCAAGGGAAGCGTCTACAGTTGCGATGCAAAGCTACGCGGCAAAGACTGAGGCTGATTTGCGAGATGCCCGCTTGTTTCATAGCGCGGCTATCGAAAGCCAGGATGCGGAGAAAATCACAGAGGCGGCTGAACGGTTAGCTTCGGCCAAGTCTGCGATGGATGATGTTGAGGCTTGGAAGAAAACGGAGAAGGCAAAGGCTGAAGCCCCAAAGCCTCAAGCCCAACAGCCGCAAGCACAGCAACCAATTCAAGATTTACCGCCTGAGGTAAAGAATTGGGTTACTGAAAACCGTTACTTTGACGTTGTGGCTCGTGACGAATCTGGGAACATTTTGACTGACCGATCTGGTCAGCCAATGCGTAACCCCGACTTCGACGAGGAAATGCACGTTGAAGCGACGATGTATGCGACCAAGTTAGAGCGGCAAATCAAGGCTGGTAAGTTGCCGTTTAAGGTCTCCTCGCCTCAATACTTCAAAGAAGTCGAAAGGCATATGCGATCCGAGTTCCCCGATTACTTCGGGAGCGAGGATGGAGGAGAAGATGATGCGGAGCCGGAACAACCGGCCCGTAGAGCAAGTCCAGTTGCTGCACCGACGAGGACTGTTGGCAGCAATGGTGTGCAGAAGCCATCCCACAAGATAAGCTTAAACGCTGATGAAGTTCGTTTTGTGACGCGGATGGTCGAGAACGGTGGGGGTCCAAAGTACCCTGCCGGGCACCCCAAGCAGTTCACACCCATGTCTTTGACTGACGCAAAGATCAGCTTTGAT